TTAATATTTATCGTTATACTTCATTATTCTATTGGCACAATACGCAAACACAATAGCCGCCAACGAGCCTATTGCCGCACAAATATAATTGGATGTAGTCATCTCTTTCCCTGTTATCAAAGGAGACAGGCCACCTATTCCAACACCGCTTATGAGCAAGTTCGATACGCCGTACAAGTAATCACTTAACTTTAAACGTCTATCATGCTCCTTTACAGATTTGCTTACCATAACATTGCAAATTTACGACTTTTATTTTAATTTCAATACTGCTTCGGCGGAAAGATTTAAATCTGTAGCCTCAGCAAAGGGAATCCAAGAAAACTACAGATCACGGAGCCATTGTTGTCTAGCTTTTGTTTTAGACCAGATAACTAAAACTGCACCAACAAGACTTGCCAAAGCAAAGATAATTGTCAACATTTCCATATTCTTATTATTTTTTAAGTTCAACTCTTAATATTTCATTGGCAAAATAGGCAAATAAAACTGTTGCCATGCCACCAAACAATATGCAAAGATAATTGTACAATCCCATTTCACCACCTATAAACAAGGGAGACAAGCCACCGATAACAACGCCTCCACACATCAACTTTGACAAATCAAAGAAATAACTTGCCAAAAGCTCTCTGCGTTTTTGGTTTCGTTTTTTCTTGTTTATTTTCCATATTCTAATCTCCTTTTATTTAGTTCTTCTGCAAAATTACAAATTTAATTCATTATTCTTATATCTTCCTCCGTAAATCACACCTAGACCGCTGATTTTTATAAGCAACAACTCTGTGTGCATCACGTAAATCCGCTTGTGTTGGTCCTGCTTTAAATATTTTGTAAAACAGAAAATTAAAGAACACAAAGCATGTAACAGATAACGCAATATCGAAGCGAAGATACATTAAAATAGCATAGTAAAATGCCATCAATGAAATTACAACTCTAACGATTAAGTCTGGTTGCTTCCAATAAGAAAGAATGTAAGTCTTTCTTATTTCTTTAAGCATAAAGAAGTCGTGGATACTAATTCTTAACAAATACTGAGAACAAATGAACATACCCCATAAGGAAACTTTCATAATCACATTGTTTGATGTTTGCAATGTAATAACAAAAGTCACCAATATGATTAACCTGCACAATATCATCAATAAAAACGTCATACTCACCACATTTTAATTATCCGACACGTTTCTGACTTCTTACAGATAGCCCTTGCAACTCTCTAAGCAATTTATTTTCGGCTCTGAGAGCTATCAATTCTTCCATAACAGAAGAGTCTCCCACAGTTGAAGCCTCAACATTAGAGGATGCACCATTGATTAATTCGGTAGGCTTCACTTCTAGGGTCTCAGCCATTTTCTCAACCAAACTCAAAGAAACATCGCCACCCTCAAATATATTAGTTAGCTCTGTTCTCGTCACCCCTATCTTTGAGGCAAATTCAACATTACCAAGACCTCTTTTATTTATTAATGTCTGTAGTTTCACTGCATTAAACAGTGTCGTTTTTCTAGAAGAAGTACTTGCATACAATTCAAAGAAATTGTAATCTAAAGCCTTACTTATCTCCACCAACTTAGCAGTATCTATAGATTCTTTACTAAATACCACTTTATTTACATTCTGTTGTGCGATACCTAATCTGCGTGCTAACTCAGATTTCGATATACCTAGCTCATTTACTCTTTGCTCAATCGCTAGACCGATATTTACATTAAGTTCGTTCATAAATCCTATTTTATTTAGTTATTTATGTAAATAAACATAAAATAGTATTTAACTAACTTAATAATCAAATACTTTTGTATGTAGTTACATTCTTTTTTATTACTTTTGCACCGTAAAGTTAGTAAATTAGTTAGTAACTACCAAATAAAAAAGAAGAAAAATGAAGAAACTACAGAAAAAATCAGAAATCGCCGCATTCATAAATGCAGCTTGGCACGACCCAATCAAGGAGACTCCAAGCAAGGACGGAGCACTTTGCATCGTCAGCTGCGGTGTTGACGAGGACGGCAAAGATACCTACGACCTCTTCCCTTGGGATGATGAAATGAAGGCGTTCGACACTGGCGTTGGACACTACATAGACGAAGACCTAAAGGGAAAGCACGCATGGATTTGCCCCGAGGGATGCACAAGATGGTGCTACATCGAAGACCTGCTGCCAGAGACCAAGGAGTTGGGAGATTGCGAGGATGCAGACCCGAACAAGCTTGCAAAGCGGTTCTGGCTTAGAACTGAACTTTACAAATATTATGGCGCACCGCACATCAAGGAAATGGAAGAAGCATTCTTCTGGATATACAATGCGCCACTAGAGGACTGGGAAAACATGCTGCTGTGTATTACACATCCAGACAACAAAACGTTTCCTAAGCCATTAGAGGATGCCAAGAAGCTATTCGACCTTCTCAGTTAGCAAGGTCACGGAAATGTAAGGATTGCCATTCTGCGCCAAGGTGTTTTGGAAGACTTGCTTAATAACCCAACCTTGGTTAGTGATGTTGGAAACTTCCTCACTAAAGTCAAAGGTCACAGAGGCTGCAACCTTATCAACTTTCTTGCAAATTGTAAATACATTTTGTTCCATAATCCGTAAAATTTAAAATTAAGTCGGTGCAAAGATAAACAAAAATAATTAATCGGGCAACGATGGGAAGATGAAATTTAAAATTAAGTCACGTAAATACATCTGTCTCGGAATCCCATCGCCCCGATTCCAAAAGAAAGGAAATGAATCATGAAAGAGAAACTACATGCCATCCTCCATTACGTTAGTGAAGCCAAGACTTCATTAAAAGAAATAGATGCGTTCAATGCCTTCGACCGTTCGGCAACCAAAGACACCGTGCTTTACTACCTTAACAATGCCATCACAGACATCGAAGCCGCAATAAAGGAAGACGAGGAAGAGCCAACCGAACGCTTCGAGGTCAGAAAGAAGCTCGTCCAGATACTTGGATTACCTTCAACCAAAGACGAATGCCATAGATTTGAAGAAGCCTTTGACTGGGTAATGGACGGAAAGAAGGTTGACCGAGACGGCAAGCTGTTCTGCCTAGAATATGCAAGAAAGCATGAAAGCCCCAATTCCGCAAGCGTATTGGAAAAGGCTAAGAGCATCTTCAATGTTTTACTCTAAAACTTTAGAATCATGGAGATTACAAAAACCGTAGAACAATATTTTGAGACTGACGTGACGGTGGACGTTGACCCAGAGGACGTGCTTGACGAAATGACAACCAAGGATATTGAAGACTACCTCAACAAAAGAAAAAAGGAAGACTTGCAATATTCAAAGCCAAACGGAGACGAGGGCTACTTCATCCTGATGGCTTGCAAAGGTCACATTCCTCGCAACGTCATTCCTTCCAACAAGGATGTCAAGGAGGCAATCAACAGCATCATCGACATGGTGTTTCCATCGTAAGACAAAAAATCCAAAGACATGAAAGAAGAAAAGTTACCAATCCTGCCACGGCTGAGAAAGATGAAGGTGGGCGAAAAGATAAACTTCCCCATCATACAACTCAACTCGGTCAAGAATGCCTGTTCCAACATCGGGCTTCTATACGAGCGCAAGTACAAGACCATGCTCTGCCGAAAGGAAAAGACAATAATCGTTACACGCATTAAATAAACATAGTCATGAGCCAAGTAGCACAAATCCAATTCCAAGACAAGATGATTTCGTTCGCCACGTTCATGGATGCCATCCGAAACGTGGTGAGGGAAGAGGTGTCCAACATCGTCGGGGTGAGCGACACCATGTCACAGAGGCAAGCTTACTCCAAGTACGGTCAGGCACGTGTCAACCACTGGAAACAGAAGGGTCTTCTCCATCCATCCAAGACACGTGGCAAGGTACTCTACAAGCTGTCGGAGTTGGAGACGTGCAAGCTTCGCATACAGGACTATCTATGACATACGATGAAGCTCATATATTTATGATTATAATGTATTGTTTAAATTAGGATTAGTCATTTTACTGTGAAGTAAGGTTGCTTTCTAAGCATGGACTGCATGGGGAAATATCACTGCGAAGACTGGTGCTCTACAGGCGCAAGACATCTTCGTTTTGTCAAACCAAATAAGCATTTGCGCCGCTCCCATGCCTCCCTTTCCTTTAACTACATTGCACAAGGCGCACGGATGCCCAAGCCACACGGCGTGGCAACGACCCATAACTATAATCAAATTACAACTCAATCGATGTATTATATACGAGAATTTCCGTTCCGTTATTTCCGTGAAAAAGGGTCTCTGCGGATGAGGGCTGAGGGTTCGACTCCCTCCTGCGCCACTAATTTACAAACATTTAAAGATTTACAAACATGAAGAAATTCAAGACATTATCCTGCATCGCCGTTTGGGCGATTCTCATTTGGATGGGACTGAGCAAGCTATCGACCGCCATACATGACGAGAACGTGGTGGCACAAATGTCGCAATCCACCTACGACGAGATTGTGGACACGCTCACCATCAACAACAACGGCTTTGCCCCTAGCGAGCACCAGATAGTGACATACTATTATGAACGCTACGCCAAGTAAGCCCTACATTCATGCGGAGTGCAACCTATGCGAGCATGGGCGCAACTGCATCAACGGCAAGTACTGCCTTGCACACAAGATGTACGTCCAGCTCATAGAGAAACTTCCGTGCAAACAACAACAAACAATCAAGTGATATATGAATCACGCAAGTTTATTCAGCGGAATCGGTGGGGCTGAGGTAGCCGCATCTTGGATGGGATGGCACAACGCCTTCCACTGCGAGATACAGGAGTTTCCCCGAAAGGTCCTGGAATACTGGTTCCCAAACTCAGAAAGTTATGAAGACATCACAAAGACAAACTTTGCCAAGTGGCACGGAAAGGTCGATGTTCTCACAGGAGGATTCCCATGCCAGCCGTTCTCGCTCGCTGGTCGAAGAAAGGTAGCGGACGATAACCGCTACCTCTGGCCGCACATGCTTCGGGCGATTCGGGAAATTCAGCCCACTTGGGTCGTTGGTGAGAACGTTGCTGGAATCAAGACGATGGTGGAGTCCTGCCAAGTCGCTAAGTTGGGGCGTTCAGACGATATATTCGAGGAGAATCACATATACCGAGAGGAAAGCAAGTTCACACTCGACAAAATCTGCCAAGACCTTGAAGAAGCTGGATATTCCGTCCAACCGCTTGTTATTCCAGCTTGTGCCGTCGGAGCACCGCACAGAAGAGACAGGGTTTGGATTGTTGCCCACCGTGCAGACGAAAGGGCTGAAACAATGCAACAAGGACGGCAAGACGGAGTTCATGCCGCTAGATCTTCTGCCGACTCCCAATGCAATGGACTTTCCACACAAGGGAATGGAAATCAACGAGAAGGGAAGAAGGAATCCCAAGAAGGGAAAAACAGACCACTCCCTAGGACTGGAAGACATGGCAATGGCTTCGCTCCTTCCAACACCAACGGCAATAGACCGAGGAGGAGGAAGAATAAACAAGAGCCTTTCGCCCAACGCCTCAGAGCGTCCAACCTTGGCACTCGCCGCTCGAAAAGGCTTGCTTCCCACTCCTACAGCAATGGAAGCCACGAAGTTCACCAAGACCATCAATCCCAATTCCCAGATGGGGCAAGGACTAACAGCCTTGGCGGTCAACGGTCTTCTCTTCACTCCAAGTGCAACAGATGGTCTCAGAAGTACAATGACAATGGATTCTTTGAAGAGACACAACAAGGAGAATGCCAACCTAGAGGAGCAGATAGCCCACAAAGTAGGTGGCGGAACTTCCCAACTCAACCCCCTGTTTGTAGAGGAAATGATGGGCTTCCCTTCGATGTGGACAACCTTACCATTTCTTTCTCAAAGTGGCGACAAGAATCCATAAAGGCATACGGCAACGCATGGGTGCCACAAGTGGCATACGAGATATTCCGTGCCATAGAGGAAATATCCCTCTAAGTTATGTAAATGACTAACCAAGTAAAGAACAATGAAATCAGACGGCTACATCATCACTCCCGAGCTGTTGCAGTGGAGATACTTCCATCGCCCAGTGGTCGTGCAGGTGCTCATCCATGTGCTTCTGTCAGCCACGCACAACGAGGCTTCCGCTGCAACGCTCTCCTACCGTGACCTTGCCTTGCAGCTCCATGCAACGGTCAAGGCGGTGCGGTGCGCCATCGACGTGCTCGTAGCCGAGAGAATCATCACCAAGTGCTCCTCCCCAAGAGCCTCAACTATGTTGTACATTAACAGTTCACACCCCCTATCCCACTGCATCATACCATGGCAAAATGACATTAGGGCACAAGCCACGGCACAGATTGGGGCACAACAAGGGGCACAGTTTTCACATTTACAACAGGCTGACAATCAAGGTTGTAAGGTGTATTACCAAGACGGTAGGGGCACAGATAGGGGCACGGCTACGGCACACATAAGGGCACAGCAAAAACGTGGGGCACAAGCTACGGCACAGATTGGGGCACAGATTTCACACTCCAAAACCCCTTTAAATAAAGGTGTTCCCGAGGATTTTGAGCCAAGCAAGGGCACAGATGAGGACACAAGCAAGGACACAGGAGTAAGAGGAAAGAAACAAAGAAAAGAAAACACTTCCCCTGAAACCCCTATAAAAGAAAACAAACAAAGAAAGCAGAAAGCCCCCACCCAAACACCCAAAAAAGAAAAAGAAAAAAAGTTGGTGGATGCCGAAGCTCAGTTCTTGGAAGTGCTAAGGCTCTTCAACCGCCTGTTCATGGGCACGCAAGTAAAGTCAATCTCGAAGATGACACCCGACCGCAAGAAGCTGGTCGCCAAGTTTATCTCAGATTACTCCTACGAGGACATAGAGCCAATGCTTCGGAAGGCACTCAATTCCGACCTTCTTTCTGGGCGCAAGGATGGAGACTGCTACATTTCCTTCAACTGGCTCTTCAATCCCAAGAACTACGAGCCTCTGATGGAAGGCACATTCGACAACCCGAAGGTTGCAGCCTCAGCGAGAAAGAAGGCATCAGCCATGGCTCAACCCACAGTCTCAGCACCGTCTCCACCTTCCGAGCCTCAGCGACAACTGAGCTACGAGGAGTCCGAGGCGTTGAAGACCAAGCTGAGGGAAGACAAGGAGAAGGCTGACAAGGAGAAGCTAAGGCAAAGGTATCTGGACTACATCGAGGCAAGCAAGGACAATCCAAACGGCACGATGGCGAAGATTGTGCGCCAAGCCTACCAAGACGGCACGCTGGCAAACCTAGGAATCGTGTGGAATCCGTCCATCGAGGAGGAAAACCAGTCGCTCCTAGACTTGGATGACCAGACACAGAGTTACCTACAGAGCATTTTATCAGATTGACAACTTAAAAATTTCATCATCATGAACAAAGAACAATTACAGCAGCTCCTCAACGGAAAGATGGAGCAAGAGAAAAAGCCTCATCAGAGGAAGGTTCAGCGTGAGGGCGGTTTGCAAATCGCATGTGTGCAGTGGTTTCGCTACCAGTACCCATCATTTGCCAAGCTTCTCTTCCATCCCAAGAACGAGGCTGACGGAGCACAAGGCAAGAAGATTGCCATCAATGCCGCCGCTGGTGTGGTGGCTGGCGTTCCAGACCTCATCCTTGCGCTACCTGCAATCACGGTTGACGGAAACGATTACGACTACGTGCATGGCTTGGGCATCGAACTGAAATACGGTCACACCAATAACCAGTCCTTCCATCAGAAGCAGTTCCAGGAGCATTGGGAGACCGCTGGCTACGTCTATAAGCTATGCCGCTCGTTGGAGGACTTCCAAGAGGTGGTCAACGCCTACATGAAGGAAGTGCCAAAGCTGACGAAGGAATGTCTATGCGAACTGCACCGCAAGGACGAGGACACCGAATCCAACAAACTATTGTTGAAGAAAATCACAAGAAAGGAGGCATGACATGGAACTAGGATTCATCATGGCAATGGCTTGTCTAGTCACGGTAGGTTGCATATACCTCTGCCTCATTGTCAAGAACGAACGCCGAAAATGCGGTTCATGCAAGTTCTTCACGCCCAAAGGCAAGTATTGCGGCACATGCAACGGATTCGGCGAATCCCGATTCAAGTGGGAACTCTGCGGACATTGGAAACGCATCCCGAAAGAAGAAAGCAAGGAGGAGAGTTTCAAAAAAGGAGATTGGGTAAGAATTGTTGCGTATCACAATGACTACATCTTATCCTGGGTAGGTCCAATAAAGAACAGCTCTGAGGATTGCATCCTTTTCGACTTCTGTATCTGTGGTGGATATGATGTAAGAATGAATTTTATTGTCAAACTTACATACATGGGAGACGAGCGTTTTGCATACAAGATTCAGAAGGAAGAAATCGAGATAATAAAAAAAGTGTATTACATAAAAGAATACCTTGCCATGACTGTCATGAGCAAGAAACAAATGAGAAAGGAGGGATAGCATGGAAGCTGGAAAGTTATTGGTGCTATTGTTGTCATTTATGGCTTTGGCACTACACTTTAAGAATCGAAGAAGAAAATAAATTGGAGGACTTGAATATGGAAAAGATATACAGTAACGAAATCATCAAGGCATTCCCTATTTTCCAAGCAGTGAAAGATGGCAAGACCATCCAAACCATCGACGAAATGGGATATTGGTACGATTTGGACTTAGACGAGGATGGCTTATCTCTAGAGACGTTGATTAACAGTCCACGAAATTACCGCATCAAGCCTGAACAAAAGTACAGACCATTCAAGGATGGAGATATAGTGGTATATGGTAAATCAGTTGCAATATGCCGAAAGATTTATAAGAATACCATTTATTTCTATGTTTCTATAGATGAAACGTTTGGATTATTGTTTGACGATAATGATGTATCGGCTGAAGGGTATAGATTTGCTACAGATGAAGAGATGCAGCTACTCTTTGACGCCTTAGCTAAGGAAGGTAAGCGTTGGAATCCAGACACTAAGAAAATCGAGGACTTATCTAAGGGGTATGAGTTCAAGGCATTTGATAAGGTACTGGTGAGAGACTTCGATGATAGAGAGTGGAAAGCAGATTTTTTCAGTCATAATAGACTTGTTGATGATTCAGATTATCGCTTCTCTTGCGTGGGTAATATGTGGAGACACTGCATTCCTTACAACGAGGAGACCAAGCACCTCTTAGGTACAGCTGATGAGTGGAAAGGAGGTGAATGATGAAAGAGTGGCTGATGAATAGAACTAGTGAGCTTGGTTGCTATTGTAATCAAGCTCCTTGTAACAACATTGCTTATAACGTATATTTATTAATGTGTAAAATAATCGGTTGGTTATGATAGACGAAAAGAAGATAGAAGAGGCTGCACGTAAATATGCCTTTAACAAGTATGATTCTACGGATGATGAGGTTGAAGATACATACACGGAAGAACTTCAAATGGCTTTTGAAGCAGGCATCAACTGGTTCTTAGACAACCTATGGCATGGCTTTGACGAAGTTCCTAGAAACGACTATAGCCAAGTAGTCCTTATCAGGGGAAATAACCAAGCCTTGCCAACTATCCTAGATATGAATGACCTTATGGATAATTCAGAAGGGGAAGGCGACTATGAGTGTCTTTGGAAGGGTATTGTTAAAACTCATCAAATCAAAAAGTGGTTTTACATTGAAGATTTGCAGAAAGGAGGTGAGGGATGAAAGAACTTAAAGTTGGAGAAAGAGTAACTCTTGAAGTTACTGAGACTGATAAAGAATCTTGCAAAGGGTGCTTCTTTGATAGTAAGAAGTTGTGTGAAGTATGGCAACAATACCCTTGTAGCATCAAAAAGCGTTCAGACCATAAAAATGTAATCTTTAAAGAAGTAAAGGAGTAAAGCGTATGAAAGGATTAACTAAAGAGGTAACGGCTACGTGTGGAAATACTGTCCTTATCGTAGGCTTATCTAATAAAGACGAAGTGATGTACGTCAAGTCAACAATAAGAGTGAAGCCAAAGAACAGAAAGCAAAAGAAGGAGTTCAAAAGCCAGTCTTATAGAATGAGAAAGGTTGCTAAAGGTGAGTATGAAGTAACAACATACTGCCCTTTTAATGTCAAGTTGTTCTCAAAGATAATAAGCTTTCTTGAAAAGAATGAGAATGGCGAGTTTTGGTTTAACATTGATAAAAAGTAAAGCGTATGGATAAGTTAGAATACATTCCAGGAGATTTGGTAATGACTAATGGAGTACCTTTAGGCACCTCTAAGAATGTTGTTTACCGAGTAACATCATCAGACCCATCAAAAACTTTGAAGTTAGACGATGGAACGGTTCTGAAAGGCGTTGTCTGTTTAGAGAACATAGAAGGGACAGAAATAGGAGATAAAGGTTATCTCTTAGGTGACTGCTGTGCTTGGGTTAAGGATATTGTTCCTATTAATCTTGTGCCCGCAATTTTGGAGAAGAATGGATGGAATAAATCCACAGGCTGGTCTTACGTTGGCAGTGGAAAGCGTGGCTATCAGTTTTCCAAGGAACTAGATGATAAATGGGTTGAGCTCGATAGAATGACTTATGGTGACTTACAAATCTGTCAATGTGAAAATCTTAGAGATTGGAGCTATATAAATGAATGTAATCACTATTTCCGTTTTGAATTTACCTATGTTCACGAACTCCAACATTTATTATATGCCTTGCATATAGATAGTAACTTAAAAATATAATGATATGCGTGGAGAACCATTAAAATTTGAAGTTCGTTATATTCATCAACTCCAGCACCTTCTCTTCGGTCTTGGAATTAATCACGAAATGGAGGTGTAGGTATGGCAAAGTGTCCTTTTAATAAATATAAAGAGTGTCAAGAATCAGATTCGAGATATTGTTATTGTACTCTTCCATGTGATGTGTATAATAATTATAAGAATAAGTTGTTAACTTAAAAGTATAGAGATATGAAATTAGGAGAACTCAGAAAAATCATAGCAGATATAGACACAGTATATGATAATTGTGATGTAACTTGTTATGAGAGCAATGGTAATTTAGGAAAAGTATAGGAAAGAACGCAGGAGACCACCGCATCATCAAGGCGATAAGTTTAACAAGTAAAAAGAAGAAAAACGATGAAGAAGGAAACATTTGACTTCTCGGAGGCTCTGAGAAGAATGAAGGAGGGAAAGAAAGTGAGACGCAGTGAGTGGGACAAAGGTTTGTATATCTACTTTGGTGCGAAGAAATCATCTTTGTATTTAATTGATGAAAGCGAGAAACAAAAAATCTGGTATAACACTTTTGAGGAATTTTTCTCAATGGAAGACGTTTTCGCAACAGATTGTGAGGAGGTGGTACAATGAAGTATAGTTTCGCAAACGCCAAGCCAGCCAATCTCGGAAAGATAGACTATTGGTTGCGTGTTGGGCAGTGTGGCTTGCACAAGGGCGACTTCAAGCCAACTCTCAGAGAAATCCGAGGTAGAGCTGCTGAGAGGAAGAGGGCATGTAGTGAATTAATTAAAGCATTTTAAATATGGAAAAGAAAGTACTGACCCTATCGGTCAAGAAGGAGTGGTTTGACAAAATCGTGTCGAACGAAAAGAAGGAGGAGTATCGGGAGATTAAGCCGTATTGGATTAAACGTCTGACCACTAATTGTGAAGTAGTTTACGATGTGGCGGCAGAAACGTATTGTGGGAAGGTGCTTTACCGTCCTTACACTCACGTCCTCTTCATCAACGGATATGGAGACGACAAGCCACGTATCGAGAAGGAAATCATGGGCATAACCATCGGCAAGCCAAAGAAAGGACTTTGCCCTTACAAGTGGCTAGATAAGGAATTTTTCATCATTAAATTCAAATAATTATGAACAAAGACATTTTTGGACAAATGGGCGATATGCTCAGTATGGCAGAGAGCATGTTGGGAACTCTATCAGAGAAGATGGAGAAATTAAGCAAGAAGACGTTTCTGTTCATCGACTTGGACGGCACGCTAATCAAGACGGTATCGGGCAAGACGTTCCCCGAGGACTGCACCGACTTCCGAATCAGAAAGGAAGTGCTCGACAAAATCGCAAAGGTGTTCACCAAGCTTGAACTTGTCGGCATCGTGACAAATCAAGGAGGAATACCAGAGTACGTTTCCAAAAACGACTTTTGGGCGAAGTTCCAAAGCATCATGCAGTTCTTACGTGCTTACTTTGTGGGCAAGCAACAAGACGGAATCCCCGATGTGGATGGATGGTACTGCACATCAACCGACAAGGATGACCCTCTCCGCAAACCAAACGTTGGAATGCTGGAGAGAATCCTAGCGGACTTCCCAAACAAACCGTCCAAGGAAAAAATGGTCATGATTGGGGATGCCAGTGGAAAGCCAGGGCAATTCTCCGACTCAGACAAGAAATGTGCCGAGAACTTCGGCATCGACTACATCGACGTGGAAGACTTCATCAACCTATAGCACCATGGGCAACAGAATACAGAACCAAGTCGCCAACGTCTCCCGAGAGGAACAGGCGAGGAAAAAGATTGAGGAGGCGAGAATCCGAATCACAGAGAGGGAGAAGGACGCACACCACAAGTACGTCAAGGTGAGCAACGGACCGTCCAAGCTCACCCTGCTCTGCAAGACGGACGAAGAAGGAAACCTCGTTCCATCCGAGATAAAGAGAATCAACAGACTAAAGAAAATACTGGGAATAAAATGAGTGAAGAATCAGCAAAAGCATTCCACAAGCTAGTGAGTGCCATGCGCACGTCACAGAAGGAGTTCTGGAGAACACGGAACAAGTACGCCCTCAAACAGTCCATCGAGTTGGAGAAGCGAGTGGACGAGACCATCATGGAGGCGAACGCATCCGATGTTCCCGACAACGAGAACGGCAAGTTCTTTCTAGAGGTGGCGCAACTGCGAACCACCACCAAGCTCTACTTTGCCGAAAAGAAGAAACGTGATGCCGACAAGGAAAAAATCAGCGGTTGGTTCAAGTCCATCAAGGAGGGGGAATCAAAGGTTGACAAGATGCTGACCAAGTGGTTCGACGAGCTGGCCGTCAAGGAAGGCAAGCTCATCGTCTGGCACGTCATGGAAAGATTCCCCAACGCCAAGGAGGCAAGAAGCATCTTCGACAACACCGACGAGCAGATGGCGAGAATCGAGCTCAACGACCACCTCAGGAATCCAGCATGTCCTGGCACCATGTACTTCATAGCCAAGGAATACAAGGAGGTCAAGAAATGATACATACAATAACAATCAAAAATCACAAGATTATGGAAAAGAAACAAGATGCTCCTGCAAAGGAGAAGTTCCACGGAACTGGTAACGGAACGTCATTGCGAACACGCACAGGCACGTGGTTCGAGTGCAAGGTTAAGTACGACAAGGTACATGAGGACGGCACAGAGAAGCCGACACTGGAGGCATACACCGTGGATGCCCTCTCCTTCACCGAGGCAGAGGCACGCATCTTAGACGAAATGAGCGTCTATGTGTCTGGAGAGTTCAGAATCATCAACATCGACCCTGCAAAGTATGGGGAGATTTTCTTCTCCGACATCGACGATGATGACCTTTGGTTCAAGGCGAAGCTAGCCTTCATCACCATCGACGAGAAGACACAGAAGGAAAAACGCTTCTACAACAACTTCCTTGTTCAAGCCAAGTCACTGGAGCGTGCAAGAAGATACGTGGACACCGTCATGGGCAACACCATGATAGACTATGAAATCAAGAGCCTCATCGAGACCAAAATCATGGACGTGTTCGAGCATGACTTGAAAGTGAGCATCAACGTCTGTGACAAGGGCGACAACAAGTAACCATCTTTGGCGCAATTCGGCTATACGTAACCGAGTTGCGCAACTTATCAACACTACCCCACTTAAAACATGTAACTTAGCGACATGAAAAAGATTAAAAGATACCTCATTTACCTGCGCCTCTGGTTCATCAAGCGCATGGGCTACAAGCTCCCCTCGCTGAGAGAGGCTAGTTTCGTTGTTTCTGGACAACTGTACGACCATTTCGCATACATCGTGCGTGCCGTTCCACGCAAGGAGAAGGAAAAAGAACTTTTGCAATGCTACCATTGCGACTTCCACAGAAAGGGAATACCTTGCAACTTCTGTCACAAGATGGCAAACGGAAGCGACATCTGCGACAAGCATGTGTTCGAGATTATCTGCAAGAATACCGACAATATATAATAATGTATAGCTATGAAAAAAGAAAAGCCCAACTACAAGATTGACAAGAAGACTGGGCACGTCCTCGAAGTGCCCACGTCCAAGCAAGTGCGTGAGAAGGTCAGGAAGGCACGTGAGAAGAAAACCGCCGATGCCAAGACCGAGGAACAGCCTCAGCAACAGAAGAAGGTCTTCAACAAGAAGGCGTTCGACAAGATGCAAGCGGTCATAGACCGTATGCACGCCAAGGCGAAACTCCCCGACTGCCTCACAATGGCTAGTAGAAAGTACCTATCCACCGTATGCGTCATCAACAAGGACGGAAAGAAGCGTGAATTGCTCCCCGACAAGAAAGGTCGCCACGTCATGCTCTGCCATGGCAAGATGGCACGCATCTTCACCAATGATTTCTGCCAGATAGTGAAAATCCAAAAGTCCTTCTCCAACGATAAAACAAAACGTGAACTATGGAACGATGGAAGCTGGGCGATTGTACCATGTCGTGTGGAAATCTCCAACAGCACCACCATACAGGAGGTACGCCGCCGTCCGTGGTTCTTCCTGCACCGCTACTGGTATGAGATAACCTTCGATGGTCATGTGCAACCTGCCATGATGATGGTCGATTACAACCTGCACCCCGAGCGCAAGAAACAACACTTCTGGGTCACACGTGAGTACATCAAGGTAAGGAACACGGATGCAGAGAACGACTATTTGCGATTCTGGTACAACAAACCTACCGCCTATGGAAACGAATGATGTCATCATCCTCAACCGTCCACGCCAACAGAAGCGTGGACTCTCCATCAACGTCAACGGTCGCATTACCCTTCGCTCCGCTCCCTGCAAGCTCTTGGGGCTTCGTCCTGGCGATTTCCTCTCCTTCGTCAGTCGTGGTTCGCAGACCTACATCATCAAGTGTGGAGACATCGAGAACGCCATCAGACTCTCTGGAAGGCCAGGACAACTCCACGGCAACAGTACCGCAACGGCAAAGTACCTGTTCATGGTTATCTACAATATGCCGATAGCCGCCAAGGAAGTTGATTTGGTTGTCTCCAGACAAGTGGAAAGCATACAGATAGGAGATACATCCTACCCTGCGCTGGCTTTCATCAATAGGTGCGACAAGGAACATTATAGATAGATTCTTCATTTTTTTATAACAACATACAAGCATGCAACAATTAATCAGATTCAAGGGGCTGAGCCTCACACCTGATGAAATGGCGGTTGAGAACGGTGCGCTGTCCTTGTGCGGCAATCTGGAGCTGCACGACGGCGCACTGCGCCCTTCCATCCTCACAGGAACAACATTATCCAACAAACTTTGCCTTTCCGACGGCACTGTCACCACTTTGCTTTACATACATGAGTCGAGTAGCTACAAACACTTCATCACCAAGTCTGTTTCAGAAGACGACCATTCCCTCCATTGGTTTGACAAGGAAGGGAAATACGGAGGGGTGATTAGACAGTTCGACAAAGATGTAATAATCAAGGACATCAATTCCGTAGGAAACACCTTGATTATTATAGCTTCCGACGGTATGCACCATTCCTTGTGGAACAAGAACGCCTATGAATACCTTGGAACATATCCGCCGTTCATAAACCTTTCTTTTGGACTCAGTAAAAATTACAGCGAGAGCTATGAGACAGGAGGGGCTGACGTGGAGGGGTCTTCCGCTGGCTTTGACGTAGCGTTTCAGGTATTCACCGCTACTGCCGCCGACACATTCAACAAACTCGACAGTAGTTCTTACAAGCCAGGCGACACAATAGCGGAGGTCAAGACCGACAAACAATCTGATGTCACACAGTCCGTATGGGCTTTGATTAACAGAACCAACAATCTCATTGCAAAGAACGGCAAGTTCTATGCCAACTTCATGGTCAGATATTGTTATAGGCTATATGACGGCTCCACCATATTGTACTCCGCACCTGTTTTCATGCCAGTTTCCTTTCCTGGAAATTACAATGTCTTCTCCATGAATTTTGAATCATTCCGTGGCAAGAAATACAATATAAAAAGCCACAAACATGAATACATAGAGGATGTCAACTGGTTTAATTTGGACGCTTACAACAGAATTACAGACATAAGCACCATAAACATAAACAACGACAAAATCGCATATAACCGACAAGACAAGGACGGAAATGTGCATACGATAAAAACAGGCAATGCTACATTTATGTATGTTCCTAGAAACGTGGCATTGACTTATAAATACATATCTAGCCCTACAGGAAGTTACGCACAGCTAAACAAATGGAAAAATGTCGTGAAAGCCATCGATATCTACGTCACGCCTCCCATAACAAAAGTTGACACTTCTCAAAAAATAACAAGTGTAATTACAAAGCAGCAAAATTATTCCCTTAAAGCATTTCTCGCCAATAGCTTTTGGTCTAGGGATTACTCCTGGGATGGTGCTCCTGGGAAATACGAAAGAACTGAGGGGAAAATGTTCTGCGGAATAGCCATGGTTAATGTTCCCTCTACTGATGACGAGACTTATTGCAAGAAAATTGCCGATACATCTACATTTTACAAAATCGCCTCATTGGACTTGGAAAATCCTGATGATTTTCCTTTAGTGGAAACTGAATTAAAGATAGATAAGTCCGTGTTGGAAAACCTTGCGCTTCAACAGCAGATGAAGGATGACTACAAAAGTCACAATGAAATATACCCTGATGGGGTGTTTGTCTATAACCATAGGGTCAACGCATACAACATAAGGGAAAAACTGTTCAATGGCTTCGACAGTTCCATGTTCCCGATTGGCAATTACTTTTTTCCATTTTACGGACTGGGAAACAATGACACTATAAGCGTCAGAAAGATTGTTACAGTCATTGAGACTACAGAAGGAAGAAAAATCGTGGAGTGCATAAAGAATTTCAACATGGATTTGCTAGGACTTGCCAACACCTCCAAGTTTTATCCAGATTCCAGAGCTACACAAATGGTATTCTTTGGATATGTTGATGACTATACCAGTTCATCAACAATGCGAATGTTCTCTTTCAAGCTCACGGAATGTTCCGAGCTAAACGGTGCCATGCAACTCAGTTTCTTCACGGAGGACTATAAGCAATACGAGATTTCCAGTTTCGAATACACAAAGGATGACATCGTGGAACAGGCTTCCAAGATTTACACATCCGAGGCAGACAACCCCTATTCTTTCCCTGTAAACGGAATAAATACCGTAGGCATAGGAACAATCCAAGGGATTGCTACTACTACCAGGGCACTCAGTCAAGGTCAGTTCGGACAATTTCCACTCATCGCATTCTCTACCGATGGCATTTGGGCTCTCGACGTTTCATCAACAGGAACGTACTCAGGCATACACCCGATTTCTAGGGAAGTGTGCTCCAACAACAACTCAATTACCCAATTAGACCAATCGGTAATATTTGCCACCAACCGCTCTCTGAGCAAGGTTGTAGAATCACAGGTAGTTTCCATGTCAGACATGTTGGACGGTCCATCTTTATCCATACAAAACACTCTAAGTAAATTATATGATTTTTTTGCGGAAGAAAAAGAATGTACGGAAGAAGAACTAAAGACAAGAGAACGAGTCTTGCAACTCATGGACTTTGCAGAATACCCTATAGATTTCTTTCAAAGATGCCAAGTCATCTACGATTACAAGAACTCACGAATCTTCTGCCTGGATATAAACACCAAGGGAAAAAGCTCTGATGCAGACACGGTGGCATTATGCTATTCCATCCGAGATGGGGCATGGAACACATTTCTTATTCAAAATGTACTCACCGCCATCAACTCATACCCACATCCATACATCCAGTTTCGTGACGGAAGCGTCACATGCCTTGACAAAGGATATGATTTATCTGACAACAGCATACATGACGGTATCATTGTTACACGTACGTTGAAGTTTGACGAAGACGAATGCCCCAATGCCATTACAGGTTACATACATTCGCAAACAGCAAGCACTGCACCTATACTATGGCTATTTGGGAGCAACGACAACCAAAACTGGCACTACATCGGTCGTGTGGGCGGTTACAAGTCCAACTACATGGCGACCAAGAGCTACCGATATTTCCGCATCGGCATCTTCATGAGGATGCTCGCCAAGTCGCAATACATGGCAACTCGCCTCAACTTCGTTCGCAAGTTCGGCAAGATATAGACGAAACAAGCCCTCGTCTCCAAGGATTTCTCCAAGGGGCGAGGGCTTTTCCATAAACACCTAAACTAACAATGAAGTCATCAAGAAAAACTTGGGCGTCTCATCGTGTAGTTGTCACGACTTAGGAGGTCTGACTGAATGTTTCCATAGTCATCAGCCACCCTTTGGGCATACTGTCCAGCCTTGTCCGCATATTGGTCTTGTAGGAACTGGCTCATCACATAATCTACAATATAGCGGTGCATGTGGCTCTTCAAACCATCTGTCACAGCGATATTCCAATTTGGAATATACAAGACAAGGGTAACCACCTCATAGATTGTTTCATCACGTTCCTCACCTTTCTTGGTTACGATGGTTGTCTCTTCTGAAACTTCTCCATCTTTGGTAACCTTTACAACTTCCGTCCAAGTACCGTTTTTATTGTCGATGTAAGAATACAAATTGACTCTATTAACCAATCGTTCCAAGTTGTTGTTGTCTTCTGTACGTCCAACGGTCAAATATCGTTGTGCCGCAATCTTTAAATTTCCAAAAGCTTCCGTGACAGCACGGTTAATTATGCTCTGAGTTTCCTTTGCATCAGGACTTTCTATCGCTGCCCGAATGTCTTTTTGCGCATCCTCCACCAAACTTTGGCTTACAACATAGCACCTAGCAAGTATATCATTGCATACTTGCCCCAAGTCAAACTTTAACGTAATTTCCTTTTTATCCATAATTGCTGCTTGTTTTGAAAAGTATTATTTTAACCTATAAGGTGGTCTTCCACCACTCCAATCCACCTTTTCATGTCGAAAGTGCTGTCGAGCAAAATCCTTCGACCTACTCGAAACCACCGTCACATTGTCCCCCTTACTTCTTCCATCACCCAAACGAGATAAAGAATCTAATTTATTGCCATCTTTTTTCTCCCCCTCCTTCTCTCTATCAAAAAATCGTTGACCGACATCAGACTTTGCATCAGAATCACCGTCACGATTTGCCAAGTCTCTTTCCAAAAGCACATTTTTAAGTCCTCCGTCTTCATGCCTAGCATCTTCTAAAAACGTGAAATCTTTCTTCAATAAAATTTCCTTGACTGCTTGCAAATCAGAAACACCCATGGAGGCATAGTCCATTGCCTTTATGTCAGGAAAATCAGACAACCAACCAGACATGACTGCATGAACAAGATAGTTTTGAATCTGATTGGTCAGAAGTCCAGACAATCGAGTTGGCCAATAGGCCAAAGTCTCTATTACCAAACTAAAATCATCAGCCAAGGATTGAAGGTCAAACTTTTCCATTGTTGACGCAGAGAAACTAGACAGCTCATTTTCCAAGTCTGTAATGGCTTCCCTATAGTATATGTCAAGTTTTGGCTCTTCGCTATCACTCGCCCAGATAGTTTCAAAATCCACATCTGGATTATGCGCAGCAATGGTTGTTGTCAACCCCTCGACAACTCCCATTACGCTTTTCTTTAATATATTTATTTTTATTGTATTCATAAGCTATTTTTACACTTTTTCCAAACAAAGAATACAATTAACGATACTACATACAGGACGATAGGCACACCCAGCAACTTCTCCAAGGTGTCACACCGTTCCAGGAACGTGGTCACGTTCTTCCTCAACTCGTTGATAGAATCCTTGCTAGCAACCAGTAAGGAATCCTTGCTAGCTCGCAACTCCTGCAAACTGTCCACCGTCTGCCTCAGCACCGATACAGAATCCCTCAGTTTGGTCGTTTCCTTGCTTTCCTTGTTGGTCACTTCCGAATGCCAACGCTCGGTTTTTATCGGTTTCCCATCGGCATCCACAGTGGTTGATACGCTATCCTTCACTTGGCTCGTCTCCCCCACGCTCTTCTCACGTAGGCTACTCTGGTACCTCGCCATCTGCTCGAACGCTTGGATGAAACGGCTCTGCAAGGTCGTGTCTGTGTGGCTGCTGGTTCGGTCGTAGGCTACATATCTGTCCATCGCCACCGTCCGTGTCCTGCAACTTGTCAGGAACAGGACGAAGAGAAACAACGCCCACATTCCCAGATAATATATGATATGTCTCAGTCTCATTTTATTTCACTCCCAATGTTGATTTGGCTCTTACAAGATACAATTCTCGGTCTTCCAAGCCGTTATAACCACCGTTTATCTTACGAGTAATGGCACAGACATTGTCCTTGTCGGCAAGCGCATTCAAACCGTGGTTCTCCCAAAACCACATACTGGAGCGCACCGCACCAAGAGGACGTTCAAGCAGCTCAGGGTTGCTTACAACATCAAAACCACAAAAGGCTGCATACAACTGATAGTTGGCACGTCCTGTTATCTGTATCAGCCCACGCCCCTTGAAGCGAACGCCGTCGCCCCTTTGGGTGTTGCCCAAGTCCTTGCGCCCCTCGTATGCCTTGCCACTGGCTAGCTCCTTGGTATATCTCAGCTCGCCACTCTCATGGGCTATCTGGGCAAGATAGTGAGCCATGCGCAAAGGCGTGGTGATACCGAAGTCCTTGGCATAGCCATTGATGTAATTGATGTATTGGTCTGCCCTGCTCTTCGCATGGGGCATGATCCTGATGAGTTGTTCCTTAGTTATCGTCATGGTCTTCTGATTTTAAGTTCTTTTCCTTGTACTCCTGGTAACTCTTGAAATATGGGATGTCCTCTATGAACTTCGCCGACAAGATGTAATACAGGAAGTCAACCAACTTGTACCATGTGGAGTCTTGCTTCAATATGTTGCGCCAGTTCCGCAAGATGTTCGTGCCGAAAAAGTACGTGGTAGCCCAACATACATATTGCACGGCACTCACCGCCCTATCGTCACAGTGCAGCCACTTGCCTATAACAAAGATGCTCACCACTATCACGAAGAACACGGCGGCAAAGATGAAGCACATCCCTGCCTTCTTCCAATCCCACTTCTCGCCATTGAGCCGTGCCGCCACCAGTCCGAAGATAAAATTCAGCCACAGGAGCAACAGCATGGCAAAGATAAAATCCATGATGGGACTTAGCATGGCAAGCACCGCCCCAACCGCCATTACGACATAACTACGAATATCATTCATACCTTCTTGCTTTGTTACGTGCCCACTCCGTTGTGGTCACAATGCAAATATAGTGGATTATCCCCTCCCATTTGTGATAATTTGCGCAACTCATGACGAAAAAGGGAACGCAAGCCCTTCTCACGGCTGCGTTCCCATTCGATAGTCTTCTTATTCTGTCCTTTAGGTGTTATGGTAATCTCACTTGTGATTGAAGTAGCCCCACGCCTTGCATGTGCCGTATGGGTTGTCCTCGTCGTTGAGCCAACTGACCGCCATATCGACCACCTTGTCAAGCATCTGTTCCTCGCTGGCATCAGGGAACCACTTCACTAGCAAGTTGTGGTTGTCGCTATAGACCATGTTCAGTACCACGGCGAAGTCATGTTGGTTGTATGGGCGCACCTCGTCCTTCACGGTCTCGTATATCTCCAATGTCCTTGCATCGGTGAAGTACGGCGCATGGTGCTCCGTTCCCTTCTCGTCCTCAAACCGCATGTTCTTGATTTGAGCCTCGGCGAAGTAGTCGTTGAAGTGTCCGTTACCGACCACTCCGTAAATGTCCTTGTACAGCTTTAGCAATTCATCCTCCGTGGCGTGCATGGCCACAAACTCGCCGATTATCTTGGTCACGGCCAACATCTGTTCGTCCGTTGCGTCGGCTTGGTATTTCTTGATTAGCTCCAATAAGTTCATAGTCTTACGTTTTTGATTTGACAAATTTGAGGAGCTCTGCCATTCCCTCCTCCAACTTCGACAATCTCTTGTCGGTTGCCTGTTGCTCACGAAACGAGGTGTCGAGCGTTTCCAACAGTTTGTTGCAGTCCTCCACGGTCTTCTCAAACTCTGGCACCTTGCCAAGCACATCCTCAGCCTGCGTCTTTAATGCGTTCACCTCATTGATGATGTTCTCCTTGCTACAGGAGATGACCAAGGTGTTGTGGTACGCCGATTGCTCCGTATCTACGACCAAGTAGGTGTTTTGGTTGCCGTCCTCCGTCTGTACGCAAACATCTACATACAACTTGTTGTAGTTCGGCATCCCTGGCATGGGTGGCATCATGCTAGGCTTCTTGGTGGTGTCCATGTCGGGGTGAGGTGGGCTTACGCTCATCACCTTGCCCTGCTTATATTGTCGGGTCGCCCTATCAAACAGATGGACAGGGAAACCGCTCTTCAAGTCCTTGAATAACATAGTCTTCTATTTTTAAGTTGTGATTCGGCGAGGGAAACGGTAGCCTCAACACCACCATTTCCCCCTATGTTCGATACTAAGCTGTAGTCAATGCTACTGTTAGGGAATCGTGTATGTCAAGCACACGTGCCTTGCCACACACCACATCGTTCGCCTGTTGCATCCTGCCGACACTGGTGATTGTCACCGCCGTAGGAAGTGCCGTCTGACCTTGGAAAGCCGCCACGAACCGCTCTGAGTAAATCATCGGTTGCGCCCTCGTCACGTTGCGCACGCTTGTTGGCGTTATGATGGATATGGTCGCCACGATTGGAACAAACACGGTCGTTCCGTTTAAATAAGGGGTCTCATACCTGTACGTGATGGTCGCCTGAGGTTGTACGGTCGATGTCACACAGAATGGTCGGCAAAGTCTCTCGCTGAAAGTCGCCAAAACTGAAACTTGGTTTGCTACCAGCGCTGTAGCAGACAAACCTACTGGAGATATTTTGTTCATACTACGCTTCTGTTTCATACGACATTACTGATAACCGCCTCCCATGGCTGCGCCACATCCACAACCGCCGTTATAGAGGTTGTACATGAAAAGGTTCTGCTGCAACTGGGAGTTCTTAAACTTCAAGTCCTGAATCTCGTCGGCTTGCTCCTGTCTCCAATGACCGTTCAAGGTATCGATGATTCGCTGTGCGTTATTCTCACCTGCACGGATGATGTCACACTTGTCGGTGCTCATCTGATAGCCAAGACTCGATGCCGCTCTCTCGACACTTCTATTGTTGAAGTCGAAGCCTCGCTGCATGTTGTTGATGATGTCCTTCTGCCCTAGCTGGTTCTCGTACCCCATCTTGATAATGTTCTGTTGCGTTTGGCAGCAACAGTCCTTCATGTTCTGAATGAGGTTCAAGTTACCACGCTCCACGGCGTTGATGACACGTTCTGCGCTGAACCCTACCTGACCGCCTACCTGCTGAATTGCAGCTTGGATGCCACAGACGGAAGTCTGCAAGGCGTTGAAGTCACAGTTCAAGTTGCTGGCAAGCATCTTCAAGTCGTTGCCGTTGCCTTGGATGGCACCCATCAACAAGTTACTGTTCTGGTTGTCAGCCATCTGGTTGCGAAGGCTCTCTATCTGGCTCTGAATCTCCGCACGTTGAACGTCTGCGCCGTTGTCACGGTTGTTCCAGTTGTCACCGTACATCCATTTCATCACGCCCATCATCATCATGTAGGCAAATGGATTGTTCCACATGTCGGCATCGTCACGGTCACGCATAGCCGCCATCAATGCCAAAGGGTCATTGTTGTTGCGATTTGCCATCGCTCCTAGCATACCACCCATCATTGCGTCATTGCAACAGGAAGTGGTCTTGATTACTTCTTCTGCCATAATTCCTAAAGAATAAAAAGTTAAACAATAATGATAACACACATGTAACCGATTACGACGGCAAAATTAAGGAATAAATAGCAACATGATGATAACTTACCCAAAGATTGTTTAACTCACAGATTATCAGAACCTAACGATTTCGTTAAACGGCGAAGCCAAAAGCCTCAACTACAAAATATAAGGGAAGCCCACCAAGAACTTCCCCTATCCTGCATTTATTTCTCCTTACAACAAGCCATATTTCTTCGCTTGCTTGCGAAAGAATCGCTTCTTGTTGGCGATATACTCTATCAAGGCACGATTCCAACGCTGGGCATGCCCATGCTTCTCCTCCATGCCTTGCGGTATCGTTCCGTCTGCCACATATTTCTCCACCATGCGAGGAGACTTGCCTAATATCTCAGCCACCATGCCCTTGTTGATTGTTCCATCGTTCAACATGGCTAGTTGCAACACCATCAATTCCATGTCAACGCCCTTGATTCCACAACTACGTGGCTCGCCATTGTCTATGGCGTTAGCCTCTGCCTCGGCTTGGTCTGCCAAAGTCCGAAGGCTCGCTGCCACTATCCTATATTCGCTTGATTCCAACATAGACATACAATAATAAGGTTAGACCAATGAGGATGAAATCGAAATAAACCATATCCATGGTGATAATGATGGAGTCATAGAAAAGATGCTCCACGTTAAGTGAGAAAAGATACACCATAGGTATCTTCCATCGGAAACAAAGCTCATGGGTGACCGCCTTATCCCACATGTAATAGGGTAAGAAAATGTAGGCGATGGTGTAGAACCACATCACGCAAAACTCATTCTCACGGTAGTCCATGAATATCTCCCTAGGGTTTGAATAAAAGTCAAACGTGCCATACCATCTTACCAACATGACTATAACTGGCAACCACTTGGCTTTCCACAAAGAGTTTTCAACTCTCTTTCTCCGACCGCCAAAGCTCATTATGCGATGCAATGCGGTCTTGATTTCTTTTTCGTCATCTTTTTTCAT